GCTTGTCATACCTAGAAATTGACGGCAAGCAGTTGATTGACCCTGGCGTCATTCCTGTTGGCGGCATGAATAGCTCTGCTTACAACACTTCTGATAAATGGAGTGATGACGTAGCTGGTAATACTTATGGCGGTGCAAGCATGCCTAAGTCAAAATTGTTTAATGGCGCTTTAGACAACAATGTAATTGCCAATAGCGGTACTACGCTGACTTTTTCTCCTAGTGGATTAAGTAGTATTTCTTCGCTACGAATTTACGGCAGTTCCTATACAAGAAATGCAAACGGAATTGTTGTTAATGGGACTGACTATACAAGTTCGTTTCCACAGGGAGGAAACTCTGTCGCGGCATGGGTAACTATTCCAGAAACAAGCCTTACATCGGTTGCGTGGAGCACGACAAGTAGTGGTCTGGAGAATGGCAGTCTGTTCGCCATTGAAGTTGACGGTAAATTGCTAGTTGATAACGATCAAACTCCTCCCAACGTCCCAGCAGCAGCTTGTACCGTTCGCGCCAATCCGACGGCTGGATTCTCAATTGTCAAAGTACCTGACCCAAATAGCACAGAAATCCGCGCTCACGGTCTAAATAAAAAACCTGATCTTATTATTGGTAAAGCACTTACAGGTTCTCAACAATGGCACATCTACCACAGTGCCTTTGGAAAAGATTATTACGGGACTTTTCAGACCAACAATTTTTCTTCTAGTGACCAATGGGGAAGCCAAGAGCCTACTTCAAAACTGTTCTACGTCAAATCAAATACTGGATCGGGTGCTAACTTTGCAGGCGGCATGATTTATTACATCTGGAACGCTGTCGAAAATTACAGTGCCTTTGGTAGCTTTGAAGGCAACGGTTCGTCTGATGGTCCGTTTGTGTATACCGGGTTCAAACCGGCTTGGTTAATGATAAAGAATGCGGACGACAGCGGCGAAACTTGGACAATTCATGACTCCACAAGGGATGTTGATAACCCAGCAGAGCATCGACTGTTGCCTAACTCTAATAATGCTGAAACGACTGGAACTTCAGCCCGATTTAAAGATCTTTTGTCTAATGGTTTCAAAATTCGTGGAACATCTGGTGAACAGAACACAAATGGCAGGACTTACATTTACGCCGCATTTGCTGAAAACCCCTTCAAAACTGCACGCGCAGCCTGATCTAATTAACAAATAACTATGCTTCAACTTAATGGTAAGACCTTGCAATA